GTGGATTAATAATGGATAGAGATTTGAATGCTAGTAAAAATATTTTGAGAATCGGAATGGATTCTCTTAGGGATAGAGATATTCCTATAGAAGCCCCTACGCCTTTAGGCTAGGGGAGCATTCACTCTGTCCTCCTATACGCTTGGCTTAAATACCCCAAAGTACTTTTCTTTCGTGCATTTTTTCATACCAATTTAGTCCAAATAGCTATCTGTTCATCTAAATATGCTCTGTCTACTATAATGGTTTTTTTATAATTGTCAAGAAGATATTTATATTCTACTGGGTATTTATCTCTAAACCATTCCATTGTAACAACTGGGTTCTTGTGAAATGACTGTGAACCGAATTTATGACATTTGGGGCATAGACAGATAAGATTATAGATATTCCATCTAAGAACAGTAACATTTCTTGATATGATGTGGTGACAATCTGTTTTCTTTAAGTTAACCTTATCAACTACTCTGCCGCAGTATTCGCATGTATTATGACGACGAACATATTTAGAACATATAACATCAAGTTTCTTCTTTAATTTAGGGAGTGGCAGTAGCTTTTTACGCCTAGTTTTGACATTTTTAGATTTTTGCTCTGTTTTCGTCACTTTTGCCTCCTTTAATTCGACATTTATCAGTAGCTTATACCAAATAGTACGTCATCATTATACAAAAGCGTTATAATGAATATTGGAATGAGTGGTATAATGCGTACTATCAAATGTAGTGGTAAATTTTATACATCAACGGTAAATTTTATACATTGCCACTAAAAAGGAGGTTATATGAGATTTAATGTATTTGGTTTAAGACGTAGTGGAATCCATTGTGTCGCCAATTATCTCGCCGCATTTACTAAATCTAAAATTAATAACAATATGTCACTTGAATATATTGAGTCAAAATATGAAAGTGAAATTAATGAAGTAAATATCTATGAAGACCAAGATTTAAGAAAAGTAACAAAAATAAAAATACCTGAAGAGAACTTAAACATAATTATTTTACGTGACCCACTAAATATGGCAGCAAGTAGAATAAAACATTATGATAGTATTTCAAGTGAAGGACATTACATCAATAAGTACATAACTTTGCATCAGTGGGGTTTATATCATACTAAAATGGCGGCGAAAGAAAACTTGGCGAATGTAACCACTCTTTATGTCATTTATAATCTATTTGTCAAGAATAAACAATATAGAGTTAAAATATGTGATTTCATTGCTAATACAACAAAAGTTTCTTGTAATCATATTGAAATAGCAGAAGAAACATTAGGACTAATTGACTTAAATGGTAATGGTTCATCGTTTACAGGTAGAAAAGTAGCACCAAAAGATATGAAATTAGAAGAAAGATATCTTTATTACTATCATTTGCCTGCTTTTAGAGAGTTAATTCCAAAAGAAAACTTTGATATGATTGAGAATGTATATGGAATTAGATATAAGGAGGCAGAATAATGGCGAATATAGCTAATACAATTGATAAATTTGTACCTGAAGGAATAACACTACATTCTAATGAAATGATATCTTTAAAAACTAAGAACAAAATATCAGATAAAAGATATCAAGCTGTAGTGTTTAATACAGGAGGCGGTGGATTGGGTAAAATGATACAAGCCACTGCAATTCTATATGATATAAAAGAAAAGTATGGACTTAAAACAGATATTCATGTCGTTACTACTCATTTAGATGCATTTAAATCTAATCCTCATATCTTTAAACTATATCATATATCAGCAAATATTGGATTATACGAAACATTGAAACAAAATTATAGTAGAGTTAGATGGTTACAATATGAGCCATACTTTAATAGTTATTACATTAATGGAGAGAAACATCTAATTAATGCTTGGAGAGATGGGTTTGACTTAGAAAAGAAGTTGACATTTAATCCTGAAATCTTCCTAACTGATAAAGAATGTAAGCAAGGAAAGAATATAGTTCGTAGTTTAGGTAAGCCAACTATTGTATTTCAAATTAGTGGAGGAGGAATAAAGATAGATAAAGATGGAACAACCTCAATGGCTAAGATGTTTGAAAGAAACTTACCACCACAAATAATGCAGAATGTTATACAAGAACTACAAACAGACTATAGTTTTATTCAGATATTAAAAACAGGACAACCACAACTTCAAGGCTGTAAACATTTAATAGACGCAGATATTAGGACATTGTTTGCGGTCATTAAAGAATGTAATATTGTTTTATGTATAGACTCATTTACCCAACATGCCGCCGCTGCTTTAGGAAAGAAAGCAATTGTATTATGGGGAGCTACTAATCCTGCAACATTGGGATATAGTATGCATGAAAATTTATACCGCAATGCTTGTCCTAGTCCTTTATGCGGTAGACCTAATTCATTCCTTTGTGATACTGCTCCTGATGGAAAACCTTGGGAATGTCCTTTTGGAACACCGTGTTGTGACCATGATGAAGGAACAATTATAAAATCTATAGAGGAATACTAAAATGGCTTGTAATACATGTATAGATGCTAAATTAAGGTTCATGGATAAAACAAGAAAAGAAGTATGGCGATTAGAGTTTATAGATAAGCTTGAACATATTTGGGATTACTTTGGAACATTAAATGGTTGTTGTTTAATGTGTGATAGTCGAGAAAGCATTAGTTGTCATAGAATAGTGGAAGAAGAAAACCTAAGATATGATGTAGCTAATCGTTATGTTATCTGTGAAGAATGTAGTAATAATTTCAATATGGAACTTTATTTAAAAAAAATAGAGGAACAATTGATATACATTGAGAAGTATAAAGATATGAGCATGGATTATCAAGATTTTCAAGTGTTAGGTAATCTGAATGTAGCCATAAGAAGGAACATGTATTATAGGGAGGCTAAATGAGTAACGAAAATGATTTAATTTCATTGGCTGTATTTAGGGCAAAGAGAGAGATGGGTAGAACACAGTTAGACTTTCAATCAGAAGTATTGCCATATTTAACTGAACATAAAGATGAATTAAATAAATCATTAGAAGAAATGAATATGTTTAGACGTAGACTGTTATTAGATGAAATAGAAAAGAAACAGAATGAGATGGATGTAATGAAAGCTTTGTTAAGTAATTGTGAATAAAGGAGGAACATGGTTAAGTAATTGTGAATAAAGGAGGAACATGGTTAAGTAATTGTGAATAAAGGAGGAACATGAAGAAGAAAATCTGTATAGTAAGTGTAAGTCCATATATAGCAAGCGGTTATGGGCAAGGAACTGCTGATTTAATCGAGATGTTAATAGATTTAGATTATGATGTATGTGTTTATTCTCTTTACGGACAATGCGGTTATATTGAGAAATGGAAATACAAAGATACAATTGTAAACATTTATCCTTATAACCCCAATTTAAATGATAAACTAAGTGACTTGAATGCGGTTAAATATTTAGAGAACTATGACTTTGTAATAAGCTTTTGCGACCTCTTTACATTAGAACCAAAAGAGATGAATGATTATTGGGTTGCTTTAATAATGTTAGATTCCAAACCCTTTGTTGAAATTAATTGGAATCCGCTAAGACAAGTAGACCATAGCTTTTGCGTTTCTAATTGGGCATTAAACGAATTGAATGTAGAAGAAGAACATAAGTCAACATATTTTCCATTAGTAACAAATGAGAAAGATTATTATGAAATAGATAAGTTTGAAGCTATTGAGTTCTTTAAGAAAGAGTTGAGAGTAACAGAGCCAATTAATAGACTAATTACTGTAAACGCTGCTAATTGTGGAGATGGTACTACAGAACGAAAGAATTATCCTGAATTAATTAAGTGGTGGGGAATACATACAGTTAAACATCCTAATGATTGGTTATACCTTCATACTGACATCACAGGCGACTTAGGTATGGGAGTAAAGATAGAAGGACTATTAAACCTATACAATGTGCCTGTTAACCGTATTCGCTTCGCTCATCCAGTTAAATATCGCTTTGGAATGCATGATAGAGAATACTTGCGTAATATTTACAATGCATCAGACGTAATGTTAGTTCCTAGTCATTCAGAAGGATTTGGCATGCCTTTTGTAGAAGCTGCCTTTTGTGGATGTATACCTGTTGGAAATGCATTTGGTACAGGACAAGAGGTAATTGAGAACTGTAATGGAATAACTATTAATTGTGTTGAATCTTATTATGTTCGTAATTCTGTTAAGTCTAAGAGTTATGCTGAAGATATAGAAAAGGCTGTACAACAAGCACTTATAAAAGCATCATCAAGAAAACAGCAACAGAAATGTATAGATGAATCATATAAACATTATAGTATTGAAAATAATAAAAATAAATTAAAGGATATTCTTACTTTAGTTGAAAATGATATTAAAGACAAGGCAATTAATATTAAGGAGGTTGAAGATGGAAGTAAGTAATAGTGAGAAGAGGGTGTTGGATTTAGTTGATAGAGTAACAAAGCGAACAACAATGGAGTCATGTATCGCATCGTTGTATGAACTTGAGAAATATATAGCTAGTGGAAAGATAGAAGAGTTAGATGTATTGGAACAAGTAGAAATTAGACAGGGACTAACTGAATGTCGTCAATACTTACAGAAGAAGAAAGAACAAAGGGATGAGCTTAATAAGACTATAATTGAGTTCAGGGAGTATCTTTCGGGTCAGTTAAAAGAAGAAGAAGTAGAAGAGGAGGAATAAATGATAAATTCACTATTAAGTGTATTAGCAGGCGGTGGATGTGGGTTTTGTATTTATATGGTGCTACTTAAATGGGAGAGAGATACAGAATACTTTATAAAAAAAACGGTATATGAAGCTACAATTAAAGCTACAAATGACATTATTACAGAAATAGAACATTTATCAGAGAACAAAGCTAATAAGTCTGATACGGAGGATAATGGACAATAGCAAATATAAAGAGATTAATTTGTTATTTATTGAATGTCAAGAAGGTAAATGTAGTTTTGAAACGTTATTGAAAGCATGTTATCCATATTTTGAAACAATAGCAAATAATAATCCTGACCCATGTGAAGCTATATCAAGAATGTCAGTAGGTTTGTATAAGTTAATTAAGATATATGATAGCAGTAGGGGTAAACCAATGGCATTTATTAGGACAATGTGCCGCCATAAAGGTTTTGATGTAAATAGAAAACATAAGAAAGATAAGTATATTACATTTGATACCGACTTAGTTACTAATGTTGATTTGGTTGATGACGATGACGAAGGAATACATGATTATAGTGAGTTATCTGTAGAAATAGATGCCGTTATATCTAAAGCTGATTATTTAACTGACTCTCAATCAAATAGAATTGGCGGTGGAATTTGTCCTATTTTAACAGAAGAAAGAAGTGCAAAGTTGAGAGCTGACTTATTGTGCTGTAAACATATAAGGGAGTGGTATGATGAATAAACCACTTAAACCACTTAAACCACTTAAACCGATTAAAAGACGATTAGGAAGAAAGCCTGCAACTTCTCGTCCAACTAAGTTTCATAACACTAAACTTGTATTAAAGAAAGATTATAGTATAGTCCAAAAGCCTGCTGAATTGTTATCTCCAAAAGAACAGAGACTAATTGAATATTATGCTTTAGGTTATACTGCAACTAAATCAGAACAATTAGCAGGATATGAAGGTAGTCATGGTGCTTTAGCTAAAAAGATATTAGGAACTTCACAAGCAATGGCATATTTTGATGAGTTAATGGAAGCATATAGAGAGAAACATTTCTGTACTAAAGAGCAAATTGTAAGAGAATTAGTTAATCGTATTCCTGAATCAAGTACAAAAGAGTTAGTTCAATTAGCTCAGACATTAGGTAAAATGCTTGGATTTAATGAAGAACAAGAAGCTGATGTTAAGGTTGCAATTGAGATAAATTGGACTGAAGACCCATTTGTTGAAGCTAGAAAGGAAAATATAATTGATGTTGAGATAATTGAGGAGGAAGATGACGAATCCAACAAAGCCAATCCAACCAGCAGTAGCGACTAAGAAAGTGTCAATGTATTATAAGCCATATGACAAGCAATTAGAGGTACATCAATCGAAAGCTAAATATAGAATGATATGTTTAGGCAGGCGGTCTGGGAAGGCATTAGATGTTGATACATTAATACCTGTTCCAACAGACGAATTGTATAAAAGAATGGGAGATATAGAAGTCGGAGACAAGGTATTTGATGAGAATGGTAATATATGCAATGTAACTTATGTAACTGGGTATCAATACAATAGAGAGTGTTATGAAGTAGTATTCTCTGATAGAACTAGTATCATTGCAGATGCAGAACATAGATGGAGAGTAACTAGCTACAAAGCACGTAAAAATCATCAAAGAACGAATAATCCTATTAAGTATGAATTATTTAACACAAAAGAGTTATTGGATAACTTGACATACGATAAAAGAGGTAATAAGAATTGGCAGATAGATGTTGCAAAAGCTATTAAGGGTGAGGTTAAAGATTTACCTATAGAACCATATGTGCTTGGATTGTGGATTGGTGACGGTACGGGGGTTAGTAATACAATAACATGTGACAAAGAAGATTATGCTGACTATAAGGACTTCTTTATTGAAGATGGAATCAACATATCTGACTTTAGAGAGGAGAGTATCAGCTTTAAATTTGGGGTTATTAATTATATATCTGACTATGAGATTGTGGCTAGGACAGAGAATGGCAAAACAAGAACATATAAAAGCAATATGGGTAGGAAAGGTAGGTGTAAAGCACACGGAGTTATTTCTAAAGATTCATATCTAAAAAAACTACGTGATATTGGAGTTTACGATAACAAACATATACCACTAATCTACTTACAATCATCTATTGAGCAAAGAGTTAAGTTATTGCAAGGATTTATGGATTCAGATGGAACAATAAGCATAAGTAAAAGTAATGGCATTTCGTTAGAGTTTTATACTATTGATGATAATATTAAAAATGGAGTTAAATACTTATTATCATCTTTAGGCGTTCAATATACAATGACAAATAAAAAGTCAACATGTGTATTTAAAGATGGGACACGTAAAGAGTGTAAAGAGTGTTATCGATTCAATATAAAATTACCTTCATTTAATCCGTTTAGACTTAAAAGAAAATCTGATATATTCCAAAAGTATGTTAAGTCAGGTAAGCATAGAAGAAATAATACTAGAATAATAAAGTCTATAACGCCTGTAGATAGTAGGGCGGTAAAATGTATAACAGTTGATTCTCCGAACAATCTATATCTTTGTGGAGAGACATTTATACCAACCCATAACACTTACCTCGCTGCGGCAGAGATACTTAGATTATTCAAGACTACTAAACGTCCACTTAAAATAGGTTGGATATCTCCTTCTTATGGAACATCACAAAGAGGATTAGACACATTAAAGACTATTGCAAGAGACTTAATTAGTGAAGGATTGATAAAGATACGTAATTCAAGTCCTGCTACAGTTGAGATGAATGGACATATTTGTTATTTTTTAAGTGCAGATAACGCTAATAGTATTCGTGGTTTCTATTTCGATATGTTAATTTTAGATGAAGCAGCATTTATATCAGATGCAGACTTTAATGATGTTATATTGCCTTTGTTATTAGATACAGATGGAGATATGATTGCCATAACAACGCCTAAAGGACAGAAGGGTTGGTTCTATAATTATTACAAACAAGCAGAAATTAACGATACTATTGAGTCATTTCATTGGTCTACATACGATAATCCACATATTTCAGCTAAAGTAATAGAAGATTTAAAGAAAACAATGCCTGAGATATCATTTAGACAAGAGATATTAGCAGAATTTGTAGATGCAGAGAACCAAGTATTTGAAGTGGTAAGTCAATGTTTCACTGAAGAAGAATGTAAATGTAAATGTCCTGCTGTAATAGGCGTAGACTTAGCGAGAAAAGTGGATGATACATGTTTTATGTCTATATGTCCTAAATGTAAAATTGTAAGAGATATGAAAGTGTATCATGGAATGCCTTGGTCTGAGCAGGAAGCAAAGATAGTTGGATATTATGGACATCAACGTTCTAATTTACTTTTGTTAGACGGAACAGGACTTGGAGATGTAGTTCAACAGAATTTACAAAAAGAGAATATTCATTTCGAAGCAGTAATTATGTCAGCTCCTACAAAGATGAAAATGTATACAGATTTAATTGCTCATATTGAAAGAGGCGATATTAAGTGGAATCCAAAGAAGTTTCCTATTATCGAAGAACAGTTATTGTCATTAGAGCGAGAAGTAAAGCCAAGAACAATAAGTTATAATGCCTGTAGTGGAGGAAAAGATGATGTATGTGACGCTATCGCTTTATGCTTAAAAGGAATATCAGAGCATCGTGAGCTTCATGTAATGAGCTTTGGGGAGGAAGATAGAATAGGAGTAGGTTCATTTGAAACAGGGTATGATACTGATTTAGATGGGGGCGAATGGTATGAATAAATAAGAATATACGTACTTTTAAATGAAGGTAATAACTAACTAACTAAAACAACAGACACGCTTTGGGTAGCATCTGTACGTTAAAGGAGATAGAAAATGGGTTTTTGGACTAAGAAAGAAGAGAAAAGTGCAAATGCCGAACCTGAACAGAAATCATTTGGTGGACTCATGAAAAGTTCGCTAGACATTACAAAACCTAAAGAAATGGGTAGGAATAATGCCGTTAATGAATTCAGTGGATGGGTTTATGGTATAACGAACATGGTAGCGAACAATGTAGCAGAGCAAGAGTTAAAGCTTTATGCAACTACAATGGATGGTCAGAAAGATATTACAAACTTTAGGACTAAGAAATTATCACACATTGAACAGAAAGCAGTAAGTGTTTCAGTAGATAGAGCCAACTTAGAACAAATTTATGCTCATCCTGCTCAAGTGTTATTGAAAATAGTTAATGGTTATACTGATGGTTATAATTTAATGTATATGACTCAATTATGGATGGATTTAGTCGGTGATTGCTTTTGGTTAATCGTAAAAGATAATCAAGGAATTCCGTCTGAAATACATATTCTTAACCCATTAGCAACACAAGTAGTCCCAAACAAGTCACAAACAGACATAATTGGTTACTTGTATAAGGCAAAAGAACAGAAGATTAGATATAAGAAAGAAGATGTTATTCGTTTCTCAATGCCTAATCCTAGTAATAAGTGGTATGGTTTATCTCCTTTAATTGCTCAATCAGGTATCTTATCATCATTGAAACAGTCAGAAATGTTAGAGTTTTCATTGTTAAAGAATGCTGGTGTTCCTCCATTGTTGCTTAAATATAATGGACAATTGACAAAAGAAGAGATGAGAATACTTGAATCTGAGTGGAAGAGGGCAACTACAGGTAATAAGCAGGGTAACATGAAAGTTATTGATGCTAATTTTGATGTAGAGAAGATTGCTCAGTCTATGGAAGATTTAATGATGGAGAAATCTAAAATCATGAACATTAAAGCTATTGCATTGGCTTATGGCGTTCCTTATTCGATGATTGACAGTTCTGACCAAAAGAAAGCAGGATTAGACCAATTACTTGAAATGATGGCTATTAATTGTGTTCAGCCTAGACTTACTCGTATTCAAGAAGTATTAAATCAACAGTATCTTCCATTGTTTGATGCAAGTGGTGAACTAGTATTTTGTTTTGATGACCCTTCTCCAAAAGCCCCTGAAAAAGAAGCAAATGTTATTAATTCATATGTTGGTTCTGGTGTTATTACAGTTGATGAAGCTAGAGATATGTTAGGGCTTGGAGCGAAACCTGAAGAAGATAAACCTGAAGAAGATAAACCTGAAGAAGTAAAAGGGTTTGGAGCGAAACCTGAAGAAGATAAGCCTGTAGAAGTAAAACCTATAAAACCTGCAAAAGCTAATGAGGAGGAATAAGCATGAAAAAAGAAATTTCGTTTGTTGACTATTACAAGTATTTGAACGATGAAGCAAAGCAGGCTATTGATGCTGAATTGTCTACTAGTGAAGTTAATCCTGAAGATATGGTTATTAAACGTATCAGTGGCGATGTAATTAAAGAGACTAATGATGAAACTTATGAGTCAACGGGTTATGCATCTACAAGAGTATTAGATTTTAGTGCAGATGTAGTTGTGCCAGAAGGGATTAATACATCTATCTTTAAGAAGAACCCTGTTATTTTCTATCAACATTTAACTAGTCATCCACCAATCGGGAAAGCTACTAGTATTCGTAAAGATGATTATGGCTTAAAGATTACTATTAAATATGCTGTAGAAGAGAACGAAGAAGCATCTACTATCTATAAATTGGTAAAGGGTGAGTATATTCGTCAACATTCTATGGGATTTATACCTTTAGAAGCATTACGTAAAGGACAGAGTGGATTTGCTGAACTGAATAAAGAATTGAAAAGAAAGTATCCTGAATATAAAGGTGATGCTGAACGAATTATTACTAAGTCATTATTGTTAGAAGTAAGTGTTGTAAATATTGCTGACAATCAAAGTGCGGAGATTATGAACGTAAAGTCCTTAAATGCACAAGACTTACAGGTAATGAAGAAATATGGTGTTCATATTGAAGAGATTGTAGATGAAAAACATGAAGTAATTGAACCTGAAGTCAAAGAAATTACAGAAATTACAGATGACTCATTGGAATGGCATATTGTAGAACCTGTAACCATAATTGATAAGACAATAACTTTAATTGAAGAGCCTAAACCTATGATAACAGTCCTTGAAATGCCTAAACCTATTGTAAAAGTTGATAAGTATACTGACAAACAGATTAAGTTAATTAAGGAATCTACTAAAAAGGGTAAGATACTTAGACTCTAAAATTAAGTTTTATTACGTACTATTAAGTGGACACAGAAATATCATCATGCCCAACTACCCATTGGATTGACACGATATCTAAAAAAGATAATAAATTATAAAGGAGAGATTAATGAAAATTAGACTAATTGCAGATATTATGGTAGCTGAGAAAGCCTATCTTAAAGACTCTATTGTTGACGTTAATGATGAATTTGCTACAGAGCTTATCGAAGGGAAGAAGGCAGAACTATTCATTGAGAAGACAACCGAAATCGTTGAGAAAGAGGTTGAAGAGGTTAAAGAGGTTGTTGAAGTAAAAGAGCTTGATGAAGTTGATTTAACAGAGGGGAATGAAATTATGAGTATTGAAGTAAAAGACGTAAAGAGAAGTAAAGAACAGAAAATGGTAGACACTATTAAGCTTGCAAAGGCTTTGAAGACTAACGTTTGGGATGACGAGACTAAAGCTATTCAGGGTCAAGGCGAAACGACTGCTGCTGATGGTGGTGCTTTAGTTGATAACGAGATTGTTGAGGGAATTTATGCTAACGCTATTGATTCAGCTCAGATTCTTCCTCTAGTTGGACAAAAGCCTGTTGGACGTAATCATAACGCTCTTGAATTGAAACAGTTGAACGAAGCTAATGGCACACCTGCTGAATATAATGGTGTTGTTCTTGCTGTAGTTGCTGAGGGTGTTCAAATGAGTCCACAGAAACTTGCTTACAAGACTGCTACTGCTGCTGTAAATAAGCTTACTGCTTTGATTCCGTTTACTTCTGAAATACTTGAAGATGACGCTCATGGTATTCTTGCTTATACTGAAGCTCAGGTTGGTACTGCTTTCGGGTTGGCTATTGATGACGAAATCCTTTATGGAACTCGTTCTCTTTTGACTGCTTCTGTTGGTGATGCTGGTTCTGTTGCTGTTACATTGGCTGATGCTTCTGCTCCTACGGCTGCTGAAATTCACGAAATGTATGCTGCTCAAATCAGACCTCAAGGTGCTGAATGGTATATGAGTGGTGCAGTTTATGAGAATATCAATCAGACTGTTGCATCTACTTCAGGTGAACCTATCATCGCTCCTAACTATGCGGTGTCGCCTTTTGGTACATTGCTTGGTCGTCCTGTGAATGTTGTTAATTGCATGCTTGGAGCTAACGGAGAAGCTGGTACAATCGGTTTCTGTGATTTCTCTAATGGTTATGTTATTGGTACTAAGGGTGGAGTTAAAATGGCTCGCTCTGTTGAATTGTACTTCGATACTGACCAGGAAGCGTATCGTTGGATTCTTAGAGTTGCTGGAATGCCTACCAAAGCTTCAACTATGACCCTTAATGATGGTCGTACTGTTGCTCCTTTAGTATTCGGTCACGATTCCTAAGCTAGTTAATTTAAAACCCCCTTCCTTTGTTGGTTGGGGGTTTTTTTGTTTATTGTTATTATTTACGTACTTTAAGTTGCAAGGGAGGACAAAATAACTCCCATTTTATAAACACGCCAAATAAACGGCTAAATAAGAGGAATAAAATGAAAGAAGAAAAGAAACTTGCTATTTATAAAGCAATAGTTGGACAAGGTGAGGCAGTAGCAGCAGACGGTGGAAATCTTGTAGATACTCCTGTAGTTGATGTACTTTCTCCTAATTTCATGGACGGTACTATCTATGAACGTTGTATCAAAGCAAATGTAACAAATCAAGGTATAACGCTTCCAAGGTTTAATACTGGTTCTGTAACGGATGCAGGATATTGGGGAGCATCTGCGTTTTGGGTGGAAGAAGGCGAACACATTAACAAATCTAAGATTGCATTTACGGCAGAAACAATGATACTTCGTAAAGTTGCAGTTAAAATTCCTGTAACAAATGAAATAGCAGAAGATGTTGACATGCTTCCTGCTTATATTAATTCTGTTGGTGGAGCTGCATTACGTTATCAGATTGACAGAGCAATAATCTATGGAAATCAATGGCTGTCAATGGCAGGTGTTGTTGGTACAGGCGATGAAGCAACAATTTATGTTTCAGCAGGAGCAACTAATAGAGCTACTTTGGCTGCAATGGAAGGTTCTTATTACGGCGGAGAAGGGGCAATATGGGTTTTCTCTCAGGATGTATGGGCAGCGTTACTGTTGGAGCATTACACAGATACAGCTCAAGAGTTCATTAAGTTCGAAGCAGATAAAGCATATATCAATGGTCATCTTGTAAAAGTAATGCCTGCTGGTAACGCAACTTGTATTGTATTAGGTGATTTTAGTCAATACCTTGTTGTTCAGAAAGAATTGCGAAAAGACATATCAGAGCATGTATTGTTTGATACTGACCAATCTGTAGTTCGTTTAATTGCTAGAGTTCAAGGTAGTCCAATTTGGAGTTCACCTACTACATTAGAAGATGGAAGTGAAGTTGCCCCATTTGTTGCCGTTGATACTATGGAAAGAGAAGAAGCAAGTTCAGAGGAATGGAATGAAAGTTCTGAAAGTTCTAGTTCTTCTAGTTCAAGCTCTTCAAGTTCTAGCTCTGAGGGATTTAGCTCAGAAAGCTCAAGTTCTTCTAGCTTAAGTTCTAGTTCAGTGTAAATTTGATTGGGGTACGTTACTAGTTAGCCTCCTTGCTTTCGTAACCTCTGCCCCACCTATCTTAAAGGAGATAAACAATGGGTGAGTTAACCACAAATGAAATATATAAAATACAATACCCTGCGACTACTCTTACAGATGCTCAAATTGATGCCTCTATAGCAACTGTATCAGAAGTAATTGAAAGTTATTGTAATAGGAAGTTTGGAACAGATACATATTCAGAGTTTCATGTGTCTTATGAGGATAATTTAGTAATCCTTGACCAATACCCTATATCAAGCGTTCAAGGCATAAGTACATCAAAAGCTTCATATGCAAACATTAATATAACCGCTAGTGACGATGTTTACTCTTTAGATGTCTATAGGAATGATGACCAAGAGCCTAGATTAGTGCTTAGAGACAATTTTGGTGCTAACACGGCAACATTCGTCCCTTCAGATTATGCTAACTTGACACTTTTAGTAACTGCTATATCTGCTCAATTGACAACTTGGGGAGCTACATTGAATCAAGTTATACAATCAAGGTATGCTTCTGTTAATACTAATAATATTATAGACTATAAAGTTCAACAGGGTGCTCAAGGTGCTGTATTTGATTTTCTTGGAGTTGATATGGATTCAGCCGTAAATTGGACGATTGAAGCCGAAAGACAAGTTATTTTATCATCTAATCAACCAATAGCCTCTAATAACGTCATGGTACAGTATACAGCAGGTTATATCCTTCCAAGTGGTGTTGACTATGGAACACTACCAAGAGCTATTGTAGACGCTTGTAACAGGGTTGTGAACGACATTACAGGTCAAGATGCTGGAAGTGGAGTTGACTTAACATATCAGAAGGAAGTATTAGGAAATGCATCAATTACTAATTGGGGTTATGGGCATGCTGTTGAAGGAACATATATTCAAGGATTAGTAGAAAGATATAAAGCACAATTGGACAAATATCGCAAGAAAGATGTAAGTTTTTACTAAGGGGGCATTAATGAGTATATTACATCTGTTAAAAAGCACGATGGAGATATATGCCCCAACTGTAGGTATTGATGCTTATGGCGGGGACAATACTGTTTGGACTTCTCAAGGTAGATATCCCTGTCGTATTGAAGAATTAAAACGTGATAGATATGAGTCATTAGGTAGAGAAAACACTAATGCTACTCATAGAATCTATTGTATGCCTGAAGTATTACCATATTTAATTTTAGATAGGGTTATTCAAATTCGCAATAAAGCTTTTGAGATAGTACAAAAGGAGAATTTAAGTCCGATTATATCTACATCTAGAATAAAACATATTGAAATTTATGTTAAATGGGCAGAACAGCAATTCGACTACAATGAAATAGATGAAAGTACTTCTTCTAGCTCAAGTAGTAGTTCAAGTAGTTCTGAGGAATATAGCGAATCTAGTTCAAGTTCTAGCTCAAGTAGTAGTTCTAGTTCTGAAGAGTATAGTGAATCTAGCTCTAGTTCAATCTCTAGTTAAAGATTTACCTATTGGAAGTGTTGAACTAATTTGTATGGGAGATTAATGAGTATTTTAAATTTATTATTAGACACAATGACAATCTACAATCCAACTGTAGGTATTGACGCTTATGGTGGAGATGATACATTTTGGGATTTAGGTAGTAGTTATCCTTGTCGTATCGAAGAGATTAATAGAGGTAGAACAGAGGAACTAGGTAGAGATAATACATCTTCAACTCATCGTATTTATTGCATGAGTTCTGTTTTACCTTTTCTATTTTTAGACCAAGTAGTTTTAATTAATGATATTTACTATGATATGGTTAATTTTGAAGATTTAGACCCTATTACAGATATATCAAATATATTACATATTGAACTTTATGTTAGATATAGAGAACAAGGGATTGAGTTTGAAGATATAGATGATAGTTCAAGTAGTTCTGAAGGTTATAGTTCAAGTAGTTCTGAAGGTTATAGTTCTAGCAGTAGTTCTAGTAGTTCTGAGGAATATAGTGAGTTAAGTAGTTCTTCTGAATCATTTCAACCTGTTGCATTTACAGATACATTTGTTAATGAGGACTATATTAATACATTCGATGGAATGGAGGTAGTATAAAATGGGCGAATTAAGAAATTTAACAGACGATAATACTCTAGAATTTAATGGGACTAGTGATAGAATTGCTGTTGGTGATTCAACAATGATAGATGGTAATTTATATTTAACTTATGGTGCTTGGATAAAATATAATTCTGGTGCTGGTAGTTCTGATGGTGGGATATTGGCATCAGATAATACAGGTAATTCTGGTTTTGGTATTGGGATACGGGGTAATGATAATGTTGGTGGATTTGTATATACATCCGCTGGTGTTTCTGGTGTTATTTCTGCAAATGATACTCTAGTTCATGGTCAATGGTATCATGTAATTATGGTTTGGGATGGTTCAGATGGTGCTACCGATATTTATATTAATGGATTGTTATCAAACTCAGGAACACAAACCGCTGGTGTAGGTGCTGCTGTCCAAACAGACGTAGCTTATATTGGGGATGATGAATCTTTTGATTCCTTCGATGGGTATATCTCACAGGTAAAAATATGGACAAGATTACTAACGGCATATGAAATATCTAATCTCTATAAAACTGGAGATGTTGAGGATACAACAGGGCAATTTTCATATTGGAAGATTGATGACGATAACGGAGCCACAATAGCGGATTCGTGGGTAGGAGCGAATACAGGCACTCTAACTGGAGGAACATGGAACAAAGAAACCTTTAGTTCACAAAGAGGACAAGCAATATCTACTGACTTAGTTGATGGATTGGGAGCCTCGTCTATCACTAATTTTAAATATACTACTGCTAAGAAAGGTGGAGGCGTAAATAATAGATTTAGCTTTAGTGATGATGGAACAACGTGGTTGAATAGTAATGGTGACTCTGTAGCTCAAAGAGCTTGTTATGAGTTTGATGGAATTGATGATAGTGTCATTGTTACTGGAATATCATCAACATCGGGAACTTATACATTCTCAACATGGGTAA